GCGCGTCCGTCAAGCTCGAAGCCGACACCTATACGGTCAGCGTGTTCGTCGCCAAAGGGAAGACCGTGGACATCGACCTGACCCCGCGCATCCACCGGCTCGACTGACCCTGACCCCACACCATCCATAGCAACCATCACGAAAGGAGTCAGCCTTGGTGGACTGGCAAAAATACGAAGCGTCGGTGCGTGACGAAATCGGAGTCCCGGCCGGCGACACCAACCGAGTGCAACGCGCCATCACCAGCGCCATCAGCTATGTGGACGGCGCGATAGACGGTTACAGCGTGCCGGACCCCGTGAAAACGGATTGTGTGACCGCCTGCGCGGCCGACCTGTACAACTCACGTGACGCCCGGTTGGGCGTGATGAACGTCGGCGACGGCACGCTTGAGCCGTTCCGTGTCAGCAGCGACCCGTTGCGCAGCGTGTGGCCGAAGCTCAACGCGGCGGGCGTGCCGACAGGCGGGCTGGTGATCGCGTGAGTGACAGCCAGATAATCACCGAGCGCGAAACGCTTATGGACATGCTTACCGACATGCTGGGCGCTCTTGTCACCGTCGTGACCATCGACGCGCAAGAGGCCCGGCCGCTGCCGGGCAAGGTGGCCGTGCTTATCGACCCGCCCGAAATCACCTATGAGGGCTGGCAGTTCGTAAGCACCGCGTGGACGGTTAACCTGATCGCGGGCACGATGGCGACACAGACCGAAAGCCTCGACTTGCTCATTCCGGTGTTGGAACGCTTACACGAACGGCGTTTGAACATGAAGACCGCTAAACCCGTCACCTACAGTCTTGCGGGCGTCGGCAATCTCGCGGCCTACGAAATCACCCTTAATCCCCTTGAAATCAACTGAAAGGAACACAATCATGGCAAAGACACGCACGCTTGGCCCGGGCAGTCTGAAAATCGGCGCGTCGGACAGCGAACAGGACTTCAGCGCGGACGTCATCAACACCGCTTTGGAACCATCCACCGACACCGAGGACGACGACAACTTCTTGGACGGGCACACCGAAGGCGGTTTGCAGACCGAGACGTGGGCGCTCACCGGCAGCATCAAAGAGGACTTCAGCATGGATGGCCTCCAGGTCTGGTGTCTGAAGCACAGCGGCGAGACGCTGCCGTTCGAATGGGTGCCGAACCTTGAGGGCACCATGAAGCTCACCGGCGACGTGACGATCGCGAGCATCCAGTTCGGCGGCGACGTCAAGACCAAGAACAGCAACGATTTCAGCTTCAACGCATCCAACGTGAAAGCAGTGGCCTACCCAAACCCAAAAGCATGACCGTTGCCCCAACATCAATCCGAATGAGGGCCGGTGCAACGGTACCAGTAAACGTGTTCCTACTGCCGGAATCGGCCGACCAGTCCGTGACCGCGACCATCCGTGACAGTGCCATCGCCGCCGCGCAGGTCACGATATGACCGGCAACATCGCAGCCGGCGGCAACGCCACCGTGCAGCTCAAGGGCGCCGGCCAACTCGCCAAAAGCCTGAAAAAGGCCGGCGCCGACATGAAGGATCTACGCGACCTCAACAAGCAGGCCGCGCAGATCGTCGCCCCCGAGGCCAAGACGCTGGCACCGAAGAAGACCGGCCGCCTGGCGAAAAGCGTGCGCGCCGGCGCGACCCAGAAAGCCGGTGTCGTGCGCGCCGGCAACAACGGCAAGGTGAAATACGCGGGCGTCATCAACTACGGGTGGCCCAAGCACAGCATCAAAGCCACCCTGTTTGCCAACAAGGCCGCGAAGAACACCGAACCGCAGTGGACGCAGGTTTACGCGGACGCGGTGCAGAAGATTATCAACCGAATCACGACAGGAGATTTATCGAAATGAGCAACGAGACCAAGACCCCGAACACCCGTATCACCTACTTGGACGGGCACACGGACGAAGTATGCGTGACCATGTGGCAGCGCTGCCAGGCTGAGACCCACGCCAAGGCGAAGGGCTGGGGCAGCGCCCTTGACGCTGTGGTGAAGCTCAACGCCTACGCCGCCTATGTGCGCTGCCGCCAGCTCGGTTCTACCACGCTGCCGTTCGAGCAGTGGGCCGACACCGTGGTTTCCGTGGTGGACATGAACAACGACGCCGACCACGCTGAAACCGCCGAGACCTACAGCGGCGACGTGCTTCAGTACACGGCCACGTCAGGTGACGACGCGCCGGATTTTTTGACCAATGGGACTCAGGCAGCTTCGGCGAACTGAGTTGCATATTAGCCGCCCGCTTCGGCGGCACGCCGTGGCAGTGGCGGCGTGAGCAGGTGCCCCAAGAAGCCGATTGGGGCACCTGTACGGCCTTGTTGCAGGCCGAAGCCGAAGAGACCGAGAACGCAAGACGCAAAGCAAGGTGAGGTGATCACATGAAGTCCGCAGTGCTGGCCATCCGCATCATCGGTGACGCCACAAGCGCCGTGGCCGCGATGGACAAGGCCGAACGCGCGTCTATGACGTTCAAAGACAAGTTGAACAAGGCTTCGGTTGCCGCCGCCGCGTCTCTCGCTGCCATCGGCGCTGGCGCTGCAACGTGCGCGAAAAGCGCCGCCGACCTACAGCAGTCGGTGGGCGGCGTCGAAACCGTGTTCGGCAACAGCTCAAGCAAGATGCTGGAATGGTCGAACAACGCGGCTCAGGCCGTGGGCCTGTCCAAGAACGAATACAACGAGTTCGCCACCTTGGTCGGCAGTCAGTTGCAGAACTTCGGTATGTCGGTGGAAGACTCGGCCACCAAGACCAACGACCTTATCGGCCTTGGCGCCGACCTGTCTTCGATGTTCGGCGGCACCACCGCCGACGCTGTTGATGCCCTGTCTTCGGCACTCAAAGGCGAAATGGACCCTATCGAGAAATACGGCATCTCGCTTAACGACGCGACCCTACAGGCACAGGCGGCGTCTATGGGCCTTGGCGACTTGTACAAGTCGGGCGACCGCAACGCGAAGATGCAAGCCACTCTAGCGGCCATCACCGCGCAGAGCGGCAAGGCCGTGGGCAACTTCGCGCGTGAGGCCGACACCGCACAGGGACAACAGCAGCGCATGACCGCTAGCTTTGAAAACGCCAAGGCCGCATTGGGCGAAGCCCTGTTGCCGGCCCTCACCGCCGCCGCTAGCAAGTTGGCAGAGTTCGCCACATGGGTCCAGGCGAACAGTTCGTGGCTCGTGCCGCTTATCGGCGTCATCGGCGCCGTCGCCGCCATCATCGTCACTTTGAACGCGGCCATGACAGCCTACAGCGTCGTCGCCGGTATCGTTGCCGTCGCGCAGGGTTCCATGAATCTCGCCTTCCTTCCGGTCATCGCCGTTATCGTGGCCGTGATCGCGGTTATCGCGTTGTTGGCGATGAATTGGGACAGTGTGAAGCAGGCCGGTGCCGCTGCCGCCCAGTGGATTAGCGACAAGTGGAACGCCTTCGTGTCATGGCTTTCCGGCATTGGCGCAAGCATTAAGCAGTGGGGTAGCGATACGTGGGACGGCATCAAGAACACCGCCAAGGGCGCAGTGGACGGCATCGCCAACTTCTTCGGCGGGCTGAAAGACAAGGTGCTGGGCGTGTTCGACAGCATAATCGGCGGCATCAAGAAGGCGTTTAACTGGGTATCCGATCTATGGGGCAAGATCACGGGCGCTAGCAGCGCGGCAAGCGGCTTGAGCGCGCAGAGCTACAGCGCGCAAGCCTACGCGCTGCCTGTTCGGCAGTATGCCATGGCGCGCAGCATAACGCCGCTGGCGGCGACCGCCTACGCGACGCCGAACCTCACCCGCGCGGTACTGGCCGCCCCGCTCAGCCGCACCGATACGTCACGGCCCACATCGCTCACCGTCAACATCAACGTGGACGCTCACGGAAATCTCGACAACGACAAGGTGGCCGGCGAAATCGTCAGCAGCCTCGACCGTTGGGCGCGCGTCAGGGGAAAGGAATTGGCACTATGAGCACCGCAACCCGCCTTCCCGAAAAATGCCGCGTGTACCTGGACAACACGCTTTTGCCCGAACGCGCGGACGGCACCGGCCTTCCCGTGCCACTCTCCCCCTTCACCATCGAGTGGGGCGTGAGCGCGCCATGGGACGCTGCCGTGCCCGCCGTGCTCAAGATCGTGTTCATCGACCCGGACGGCGATTACAGCCGTGTCTACACGACGCTCGCCGGGCACCGTATAACCATCGCGCCGGACTGGACCGAAAACGGCATCGACAACGGCCCCAACCCGGTGAGATACTGCATGTTCGACGGCATCATAACCGACGTGCAGATACTCGCCGCCGACGCCGGACATGACCGGTTGAGCATCACCGCGTCGGATCGCGTTTGTGTGCTGCGAAATGACTGCCGCAAGGGCCCCAACTGGAATCAGAACGAGGAAATGGTGCGGGGCTTCCAATGGTGGCCGAAGGGCAACATCGGCCCGCAATTCAAGGCGTGGCTGGCCAACGACGGCATTAATAACTATTGGTTCCCTTGGAGCACTTTCCTTGCCGGCATCAAGGCAGACCAGAAATCAAGTCTCCTGGACTGGTTGGAATCATTGAAGACCAGACAGATCAACGGCACATACACCCTTGAGATAAATCGTTCTGTCTTCATGTCATACAAGGGTCAGCCGTCCATGGTGCCATCGCTTGAAGCCGTGTATCTCAATTGGGACGTGGAAACCGTCCTTGCCGGCGCGAGAATCATCACCGGCGACGACGGTACCGACATCACTCGTGATCATCGTTACGCTGACGCGGAAAACGTGCTGATCGACGAAAACCCGACCCTGACGGCACCGGACAGCTACTACACTCAGCTCGAACTGCGCTACTCCCATCTCAAACTCGCTTCGTCATCGTCAGGCCAGCTCTACGAGGTCTCCCAGGACGGCAGCCTCGTCAAACAGATTGAAACAGCGACGTATGAGGGGGAGAACTGCCTGAGCGTGACAGTCAACTGGGCCGATTCCGGCGCCGCGCAGAACAACATCAACGTCCTGGACACCACGCGCGCCGAAAACTACCTGAAAACCCAGAATCAGCGCGTCCGACTCCCCCAGATCACCTTCCGTGGCGACCTGTTCTCGCAGATGTTCCTCTACTGCAACCCCCGCGTCATCACCATAATCGGATCGCGCTTCGAGCGTACCGTGCCGGCCACCCATGGCCCCTGGGCCGTCATCGGCGGCACGCTCACCTACGACGCGACCAACAAACGCAGCCGTTGGGCGCACAAGGTCAGACTCTTCCCCGCGCAGGACACCACTAGCCAGGGCAAACCGACCTGCGCGGAACTGAAAAAACTGACGGCAGCCACGTTCGGCCAATGCAACTGGAAACTCGGCGCGCTGCGCTACGTCACGAAAATCAAGGAGACCACATGACCGTAACCACCACACCCACATTCGGACTCCCCTACCCGGAAGACAACGAACCCATCGCACACCTACCCGATATCCTCCAACAGCAGGCCGAGGGCATCGAAAAAGCCCTGACACGCTTCGACTTCAACGGCACCGACGCCAACCGGTACGCCGCACGCCTCGCCGCCATCGAAAGCATCCTTGCAGGCTACAGTCCGCTGCTCGACGCGCTCGGCACCGTCCGAATCGGCAAACCGACATACGACCCGGCGAAAATCACCCTCAACGATGCCCTGCTGGTCAGATTCAACAACCTCGTCATCGCATCAATGCGATTCGCCTACAACGCCGGCGTCATCACCCAGGAAAACGCCTCATACAGCCCGTTCACCGTGCCGCAGGGCTTCGGCAAGGCCGGCTCGACCCGCAACCGAATCAGCATCACCCACAGCCTGATAGCCCCCGGCGTCGACGACGCGTGCATCTCCGGCCACACGATAACCCAATGGTCGATAACCAATTCCACCAGCAAGTTCTCGCTGATGGGCATCTGGACCACTGACGACGAATAAACCCCAGCAGAAAGGACAACCAATGGAAGACACCGAACTGGCCGCACTCATCATAGTGGTCATCTTCATCGGCATCGACTACATCACCGGCCTCATGAAGGCCGCCATGCAGCACGACATCAGCAGCGAGAAAATGCGGCTCGGGCTCTGGCACAAAAGCGGCCTGATCCTCGTGATGCTGCTCGCCGAAATCGTGGAACGCGGCCAAGCCTATCTGGACATCGGCTACAACATGCCCCTCATCGTGCCCTCCGCCGTCTACATCAGCATCACCGAAATCAGCTCCATCCTGGAGAACCTCGGCGAGATCAACCCCGAAATAGCGAACAGCCCCCTGTTGCAATTGTTCCGCAGCGCCAAGAACACGAACGATAACGATGAAGACGGCAAGTCATGATCCTCGCCATCGCAATGCTGTGGATCGTCGGCGCAACGGTCGTCATGCTGTTCATACATGGCAGCGACCCTCGCCGTTGAGCACCGCCGCCGACTGGCTGCTCGCCATCGGCGCGATCCTCTTCATCACCATCGTGGCCGTCGTATTCGGTATGGCCATCGCACTGTTCCTGCTCACGCTCATCTGAAAGGAAAACAACCATGACAATGACAATCGACCAATTCATCCAGACCTACAACGGCAGCACCGTTGACGTCGATGGGTTCTATGGCGGCCAGTGCTGGGATCTATGGAGCCGGTACGCGCAGGACGTTGCCGGCGTACCGCAGTCGGCGACCAACACCGTCAACAATCTCGCCGGCAGCGTCTACACCAGCACATGGGACCAGCAGCCCGCATTGCGCGACAAGTTCGACCGGCTCCCCGCCGGCACCGTGCCACGCAAGGGCGATGTGGCGTTCTGGGGCAACGCCCCCGCCACCCCGGACACGCACGTGGCCATCGTCATCGCCGACCAGGGCGGCAGCCTGCTGTGCCTGACGCAGAACCCCGGAGCCACGCATCAGGCCAGCATCACCAAGGACGGCCTGCTCGGCTACCTGCGACCCAAGACCGCCGCCCCGGCCGCGCCGAGCGGCATCGCCGGCGCGTGGCGCGTCAACGTGGCCAAGCTCAACGTGCGCGCGCAGCCGAGCACCGGCGCCCAGATCGTGGCCCAGTATTCGGCCGGCCAGACCGTCAACCTCGACGGCTGGACCGGCCGCGCGGACGGCTACGACTGGGGCCGCTACATCGGAGCCGCCAGCGGACAACACCGCTACATCGCACTGGGCCCGGCCGGCACCACCGACTATCTGACGCGCTGAACCACAGACCACGGGTTACACGGCCAGTCTGACGGCATCCAACGCGCTGCGTAGCCTGCTGTCGGGCATGGCCACGTAAATCTGCGTAGTCTCCACCGACGAATGCCCGAGCAGACGTGCGACCAGGAACAGGTCGTGTGTCTGCTCGTAGGTCTTCGTCGCGTACCGGTGCCGCAGGCTGTGACAGCCCCACCCGTCCGGCAGCAACCGCGAGATATGCCGGTTGACATAGCTTTGCTCGACATGGCCGCCCCATCGGCCGGGCAGCAGCCATCCGCCGCAATGCTCGATGTAATCGGCCAGATCGTCCGGCAGCGGCACTATGCGCTGCTTGTCGCCCTTGCCGGTGATTATCAGCGATTTGCCTAAAAGGTCGTCCATCACGTCGCGGCTGTGCACCTTCGCTATCTCGCCGCGCCTCAATCCGCACTCCGCCGCCAGTCTGACCATGACCCGCTCACGCTCGGTGGCCTTGTGCAGAGCGGCGATGATGTACTTGTCTGGGCATGGCCTCGGCTTGGGCTTGGGACGCTTGATTTTGGGGAGTTCGTCACTCGGATCGTCGCCGCGCCGGCCGGTGGTATACAGCCATCCGTAGAAGCTGCTCAGCGTGTTGCGGTATCCCTTGCGGCTTTCCGGTTTCCATTTCTGCGCCGCCATCCAATGCACCATGTCTTCAGCCGTGACTTCCAAAGGCGTCTTTGCCAGATCACGTGCGGCCTTGGTTATCTTGCAGCGCCGGCACCGCACCGTTTCGTCACTGAGACCGGCCGCCTTCAGAGATTCAAGCCAATCATTGATGTCTTCCGCCCATGACGCCGGCGGTGGCGTTCGTTTCATGCTCATGGTTCACCATCACACCACCAGCACGCTACGCCGCTAGAATATAAGCCGATAATCGGCCGTCATGGATTTGGACCATGTTCCTCTGGCACACCATGTTGCCAGAGGTCCATGGTTCAAATCCATGCCCCGCTACGAACGAGGATCGATAAAGATCCTTGATGAACAACCTCGGAGTGGTTAATCCACCCCGAGGTTTTTTGTTGTCTCCACGGAGTTCTGCGGACGATAAATCAGGGTTAAGCAACGTAGCCACATCCGTATTCAAGAAGTCGGCTGCAGCCTGTGTCTCGTTGATTGTCCACGTGATTTCGCTGCGCAGCTTACGCGCAATCGTTTGAGGGGCAAGACCCAGCGCATTGGCTAAGTCTTTCTTTTGAAGGTGTCGCGCCGTGATCATCAGATTCACGTTGGCGGCGACAATATCTTGTGCATTTATCTTTGCCTGCGGCATGCTCATTGTTGCTGTCATAGTTACATAATACAACGTCATTTTACTTTTATACGGCGTGTCTTATTTGAGACAACAGTATTTTGGCTGTAGAAAGTAACACATGGTTTTAGTCTGTACGTCTGATGTCATATCGGACAGATTGAGAGAGCTAATGAGGCAACAGCACATTACCCAGCGTTCCCTTGCCTCAGAAATCGGACTGTCGTTTCAGCTTCTTAACGCAAAGCTCCATGGCCGCGCTAATTACACTTCGCGTGACCTTGTTCGTATTGCTGATTTCTTCGATGTGAGTCTCGACTACCTGACTGGCCGTTCCGATTACACGAAACCTTTGGAGGTTGTGTCTTGAGCAGTGAGAAAGTGCCCGTGCAGGTGTCCGCGCGCGAGGGCTACAAGGTGAAGAAGTCCCGTACCGGCAAGGCCGTCATGGTATTCGGCTTCCCGATGTCGTTGGAGGAGATGGACACGGTGCGGGCTGAGTTCGAGTCCCAGCTGGCCTATCAATCGCGCATCATGCGCGAGGATCGCATGATGAGGTTCTGATGGTCTCACAGGTCCCGTTGTTCCTTGTAATCGCTGAATCGTTGTTGGCTTTCCAGGCTTCGTCTTACCCCGAGCTCGCTGGTCCAGACGATGCCGATACGGAGATCAGCGCCGGGGATGTCGACAAGATTGGCTCTTCTGCCAGCCTCGCCTTCTTCGACGATCTCTTGTCGTATGAGCGTGCCGTCGAGGATGATCTGGCCTATAGGCGGCAGACTGTCGGCGTGCCCTTCGGCTATGACCTGATCCTTGAGTCTGACGAGTACATGAACGTCGTTTGCCGTGAGGCCGCACTGATTGCGGATCGTAAGAGCGGGCATGTGGGCATCGTACTCGGCCGTCCATTCGTAGACAGTCTGGTCGCGGCTGGCACTCAACGCTCGTTGGCTGATCAGGTTCGCGTTTTCACTTATCTGGTTCGCATTTCCTGCAAGCTCGTTGGCTCTCGTGGCGGCGTCACGGGATTCGGCGGCGATGCGGTTTGCTTCTTCCGCATGATTGTTGGCATCCTTCGCCGCCTCGTTCGCATTGTGCGTCTGGAAATACGCGACGAAGCCGACGACTACCGAAACGAGAAGCGCCAGTGCTGAAAGGATGTTATCGGCGTCAATACCGGCAATGATTTGGCCCCAGTTCACGATTCTTCCTTCCTCCGTCATCTGCGACGGTTGGTTTTTGTGCGATTCCCAGCTTACGCAGCCGGGGGAAGGAACCCTTTTCAACCATTCGACCGATGGAGGTTTGCCGTGGTTAGTCACATTCAGGTCACTCGCGAATCTGCCGAGTATTTCTGTGTTCGCCTGTTGGATCTCTATGGGCCGCGCGCTCATTTGGACGTAATCATCAGCGCCGATGACTTGAGTCAGTGGCGCGACCGGATCAATGAGGCTCTACAGGAGGTGGACAATGTCGGTGTTTGACCCTGAGTCCAGCAGCAACCGTTTCAGTGCGGAGTTCAAGCTGACCGGCGATGCGGGGAGCCCGTATGAGTTCGGTATCCGGTTCCGCGTGGATGGTGATTATTTCGCGGTTGATGGCCTGTCGATGGGTGACATGGTTCGTATCAATCGTGAGTTCGCCAGGGTTATCAGGGAGGCGAAGCATGCACGGGTTGTATAAATGCGTTCTCACGTTCTGTGCGGTGTTCGTGGGTTTGATTCTGGCCGTCATGGGTCTGTGGGCATTGGTCGGCGTCACCTGCCTGTGTGCGGGCATGGTGCTGGCGGATGTTCCCGAGCGTATCGGCGGGAGGTATGGCCATGAGTAGGGGTGCTCCGAAGTCGATGGGTTACCGGTTCCAGTCGGTGCGCACCCGTGATGGCGTGATGCTGGTGGTCACGCCGTACACGGAGCGCGGCGACTGCATGGCGAAACTGTATGCGTTCACGCGCGAGGAGACGCGGGCGCTGATCTCGTGTCTGGATATCCTGCCGGACGGCCCCGAGTAGCCGTTTATTTGATATTCGGCGATGTATTCGCGTGTATTTTCTCGTATTTCCGCGTGCCCGACGCTATTCGGGTCACTTGAGAATGTAATGGCTGTGATGGCGCGTATGGCTACGCCTAGCCCTACCTATGCCCGCTGTGGTGGCGGGAAGCCGGCCGCATTGCAACTGCGGTACTTGCGAGACTAAGAGGTTGCCACCGACCCTATCCAGCCGCTGGTAAAGGCGGAATCGGGCAGCACTACCACGCGATTGTGTGGGGCTGGATTTGGGGACCATTCCCGGCAGGCTTCGGCCTGCTCTTGCAATCGACGGCCGACCGACCGAAAGCGAGACCCACTTGAGGATTCTCGGCCGAGATTTCGCGTTGCGCGTCTCGGCCGAGAATCTTCGGGTCTTGACCTCTCCAGCACTCCCTCCCAAAAGGGACATGAGAAACCAAGCAAGGAGATTACGGATTATGAGCAAGGCAACGTTCGAGCACACACTCAAGGACGCGGGAATCAGACTGCTTCCGAAGCTGAACGAGTTCGTCCGGGCGAGGAAGACCACCGAGAGCTTTCTGGTGACCATCGAGCAGATCGCGCGCTGGGCCGGACTGACCAGACGCAACGGCCGCATCGATGATAACCAGGCGTACAGGATGATGATGTTGGCCGAATGCCCGGCCTCCAAGGTGCGCCGTTACGGCATGAGATGCTGGGACGCGCGCGAGGCCATGCAGGCTTTGGCGAAGTGGACCGGCGCGTGGGCTTGGGTGGTGGACTGATGGCGCGCACGAAACCGAGCCTTGCCGAGGCGTTGAGCCCCTGGTCCGCTCCGCATGACGCGGCCGACCTGTTGGAGGGCTTCAGACTCGCCATCAACGCACTGGCCGAGAAACAGCATACGGGGTTGCCCGATTCGATGCGCGTGTTGAAGGTCCTGCACCTGCGCAAGGGTACCGAACTGGCAGCTCTCGGCGGCGACTGGCCGGCCATGGGAGTGCGGCGTATCTGCGGCGCGTGGACGTTGGACGCACGCCAGTTCAACCTGTGGGCGCAGGGGCGGATATCGGTGTTCCGGCGCAAGGCCGCGCAGTCTGGCCAGACGGCCCCATCGCAGGCATCGATGCAATCGAAGTTGAATCTGTTCTAGGGGGGTTGGATGAATCCGAGGGCGAAGCTCACTACCGCGCAGGCGGCCACATATCTGCACAAATCGCAGCGTCAGATGGAGCGCATGAGGTCGAATGGCACTGGTCCGGAGTGGTTCAAGGCGGGTGATGCCATCAACTCGCCGTGCCTGTACGAGCTGGCCGATCTGGATATGTGGGTGAAAACGCAGAAGGGGAAGGTGGAGTGATGGCGAGGCGTCAGGTTGTCGGTGCGCGCGTAAGGCAGACCGTCATCGATTTGTGGGGCAATGAATGCTGGCTGAATCTGCCCGGCTGCACCAAGGTCGGTGAAGAGGATGACCATATCATTCCGTTCAAGGCCGGTGGCCAGGGCACGGTTGCGAACATCCGGCGTGCCTGCAAGCATTGCAACATCAGCCGAAGCAATCGCGTGCTGTCGGGCTATGGGGCCACGTTGCATGTGGTCATGGGGCCTCCGTGCGCGGGCAAGAGCTCGTATGTGGCCGAACATGCCGGCAACGGCGCGCTTATCCTGGACTTCGACCGTTTGGCCGAAGCGTTGATGCTTGACGTGGATGTGAAGCACGAGGCCACTGGCCCGCTCGTGGCCACGGCGCAAGGGGCTTGGCAGGGTGCCTATAACAAGCTCGCCAGAATGAACGCGCCGGTCGAGGTGTGGCTTATCAAGTCATTGCCGTCCACTCGCGCGCACCCGCGCCTGTTGGATGAATGGCTGGCCCTTGACTACGAGCTGCATGTGGTGGACCCCGGCGCATCCATGGTGTTCGACCGGCTCACTGCCGAGCATCGCAACGAGGGTGCGAAGCTCACGGCAAGGCAATGGTATTCGCTCCATCTCACGCAGGAATTGCTGGACGCGAGGCAGCGTGCGCGACGCGCCAGACTCGCGGCGCTCGGTTTGCGCGATCAATGCGAACGAATCGACGCGCGGCCGCAATGGTAGTCGCTTTTTTTAAACGACCGGCCAGCCAAAAGACCCCGCGCCAAGTTTTTTTCTCTCTCGAAACGAGCAAAAAAAAACTTGAAAACGGCGGAATAACAACGAAAACAGGAGATTGAAAAAATAATGAGTCAGGAAACCTTGCCAGGCTTCGAGGCCTACGACAACATCATGGCGGGGCTTCAGGAAAAAGCGACGACGGAACTGATACAGGACTTCGTGTGTGGCCGCAATCTTAATTCACGCGCCGTGTTCATTTGCAAGACGATGGTGAACATCGCGCGCAATTTCGACGTATTGAACGCCAAGGGACGTGATACCAGCCGTGTCATGGGTCAGTTGCTCTTGTGGTTCCAGGAGCTCAACGAGATGTTTCCGGCAGAGAAGGAAGTCAACCCCGCCCTTGCCGGACTGCTGCAGAAGGCGAAAGCATGACGCCGGTACGCGGCGGAACGCAGCGAAACTCGGAACGGCGGACGGACGGGCCCATAGTTGCCGAGTTCGCCAAGCTGCTCGGCACCCCATTGCTGCCCTGGCAGCAGCTTGTGGCGGACGTGGCCGGTGAAATCGACCCCGTAACCGGAACCTACTATTACGACACTGTGATTCTCTCGACGCCACGCCAGTGCGGTAAATCGACGCTCGTGGACGCGGTGGACACCCGCAACTCGCAATGGGGGCCGGATAGGTATATCTATTACCTCGCTCAGACAGGCAAGGACGCGGGCGACCATTTCAAGAAATATCTAAAGACCATTCAGGCGTCACCACTCGCCGATATCACCGCACGCCCCTACATGGGTGCCGGCGACCTCCGACAACCATTCGTCAACGGCAGCGTGATAATGCCGAAATCAGTGACGAAGGTGGCCGGCCACGGTGTCCAGGGCGACAAGATCACACTCGATGAGGCGTTTTCATTGTCCGAAGAGACCGGCAACACGATTCTCGACGGCTTCATGCCGACCATGGCCACACGATTGAAGGCCACCGGCGTGCAACCCCAGCTGTGGATAACCTCGACCGAAGGTACCGCAGACTCGACCTTCTTCAACAGGAAACTCGATGAGTGCCGCGCCGGCGAACAATCACGCCGCACCTGCTGGTTCGACTTCGGACTCCCCTCAGGCGAAGACCCTGAAGACCTCGGCGTCATCATGCGCTACCACCCGGCAGCGGGACTGCTTTGGGACAAATCACAGCTCAGGGACTTTCGCGAGCAGTTCAAGGGCAACCCGGCAGGCTGGGCGAGAGCGTTCGGCAACCGGAGAGACGACGGCATCACCGACCGCGCCATCGACGAAACAACATGGAATGCCACAGCCACCATGCCGGTGACACCGGCCGAACTCGGGGACCGCCCGGTGGTGTTCGGCATCGCCGTGGACGTGGATGCCACCCACACCAGCATCAGCGCCGGCATCGTCAACGACGATGGCACCATAACCACGCAATTGCTGAGGATTCTCGACGGCACCGGATACGCGCCCGCCGAAATCACGAGATTGTGCGAAACTTACCATGCGCCCGCCGTCATCGATGAACGCGGCACCGCCGCCGACCTCTCCGACCGGCTGCATAATCTCACCGACCGGAACGGTGACCCCGTCATCGAGTTCGTGGACATGGACGCGGCCGACTTCCTGACCACCGGGCAAAGCTATGTGAGCGGGCTGAACAACGGCACCATCAAACATGCCGCCGACCCCGACCTTGACGCCAGCGCCGCCAACTCGGCACGCAAATGGGCCGGCGACGCATGGCGATTGAGCCGGCGAGGCAGCACAGGCCTCACCTCGCCGCTCGAAAGCTGCATGTTGGCCGCATGGGGAGCCGTGCACCGTCCCGAAGACTCCGGACCCCTGCAAATCTACTGACCGTTTGGCGGTACTTGGCGGCACTTGGCGGCACTTGGCGGCACGGTGGTGGACGGAAACCGAACCAGACTCGCATAATCGGCGGCATGAACAACCTGAGTCTCTGGGATCGTATGAAGCTCGCCGGGCGTATCCTGACCCGCAGTGATGCGGATGATATGCCCGAGGGCATCAGGCCGCCCAGCCGCGAGCCGGTGTGCGACCCGTTGAGCCTGTCCACCGTGTTTCGTGGAGTCCAGGTGCTGCAGACCGCGATAACCGGTCTGCCGATCCACGAGATGCGCGGCGGGTTGAAGCTCGACACCGTGAGCTCACTGATCCTCCAACCCGACGTGCACCGAAGCCGCCGCGACTTCCTCGCCGACATGGTGGCCAGCATGGTATTGGACGGCAACGCTTTCGTTCGACTCGTGCGATACGCCGGCGAAGTCGTGACCTGCGAGGTGCTGCCGCCCTCGCTCGTGACTGTCTCGGACGACGGCAAGGACCCAGCGGCGCCGAAGCTCCGTTACTCGTATCTCGGTGTGGACTACACGGCCGACCAGATCGTGCACTGCAAGTTTTTGAACGTGCCCGGTCGACTGCGAGGCCTCGGCCCCATCGGCGCGGCACGCGAGGAAGTCGAAAGCGCGCAGCAGGCGCGGGATTACAAGGCCCGCTTCTACACCGATTCCAGCAACCTCAAGGGCTACCTGTCCTCCGAGGACAAGGTGACGCCCGACATCGCCAGGAACGCGAAAGAGGCATGGAAGGCCACCGGAACCGCAGGCGACATCAAGGTGCTGGGCAGCAAGCTGAAATACGTGCCGCTGGACATGAAGCCGGCCGACTTGCAGTTTTTGGAAACCCAGAAGTTCGACACCACGCAGATCGCGCGACTGTTGGGCATTCCCGCGTCCATCATGCTCGCCGCAGTCGATGGCAGCAATCTCACCTATTCGAACATCGAGCAAAGCTGGATTGAGTTCGCCGACTACACGCTGGCCGCCTACGCGGGCGAGATAGAGGAACTGTTCAACAGACTGCTGCCACGAGGCCGCACCGCCGCGTTCGACTGGGATTCAAGTCGCCGCGCCGACATGAGCGACCGTTTCAACGCCTACAAGACCGCCCTCGAATCAGGATGGATGGAAATTAACGAGGTGCGCGCACGCGAGGCCCTGCCCCCGCTCATCAACGCGCCGCAACCGGAAGAGGTGAACCAGTGAACCGTCATGAAATCGGATTCAAAGGCATATGCCTACGCGCTGCTGAGGAAGGCGACGGCCGCACATTGGAAGGCATCGCCGTACCCTTCGGTAGCATCATCGACACCTGGAAGGGAGCCGAGACCTTCGACCCCGACTGCCGTTTCGACGACGTTGACAACGCCAAGCTCTGCTACCAGCACGGCGAACTCATCGGCCGCATCACGGGAGCGGAAAGTCGTAACGACGGTCTGCACATCACCGCCAGAATCTCGGACACGCAGCGAGGCCGCGACGTGGTGGCCCTCCTGCGAGACGGCGCTCTCGACTCCCTGTCTGTCGGCTTCATCCCAGTGCAGGACGAAACCGACAAGCAGGGTATAACCCACCGCAAGCGTGTCCGCCTGCTGGAAACAAGCGTGGTCAGCTGGCCCGCCTATGAGGCGGCGAAAATCACCGGCCAACGCAGCGCCGCCGAAACGAACACCCAGGAAATCGAAAAACACGATCCATCGAAGGAAAGCGAGGAAACCCGAATGGACAAGGAACTCATGGAGATGCTGGACGGCATCAAGGACGAACAGCGCAGCCTCAAGGCTGCATTGGCACACGCCGGAAGCCCGGACAAGCCGAAGCCGCTGGGCGCGGAATACCGTACCGCAGGCGACTACCTCCAGTCCCTCTACCGAGGTGAGGAAGCCGCCGTGAACCTGATGCACGAATGCCGTGACCTCATCGCCACCGGTGACACCGGCAACACCACCACCTGGATCGCGGACGACCTGCGACTAATTCAGATGCGCCGCAAGGTCACCAACCTGTTGACCCACGACACGCTGCCGGCCAAGGGCATGACCATGGAATACAACGTGGTGGCCACCGACACCACGACCACCGGCAAGCAGACTGCCGAAGGTGCCGCGCTGCCGTTCGGCAAGGTCACGTTCGGTACCAAGAGCGTCGGTATCGACACCTACGGCGGCTACACCACGCTGTCGCGTCAGGTGATCGAACGCAGCACCACGCCGATGCTGAACACGGCATTGGCCGCGCTTCGCAACAGCTACGCGAAAGCGACCGAAACCGCCGTGCGCAACTACCTGTATTCCACCATCGCCGTGCAGAGAGACGCGGAAACCGACCCCAACCGCATCGTCGCGCCCGCCGCGCTCACCGCCATGACCATCGACCAGTGGGCGGGCCTGATCATGGACGCCGCCGAACTTGCCGACGACCGTAACGTGTCCCTCACCCGATTGGGCGTTTCCAAGGACGTCATGGCCGCGCTCATCAAGCTCAAGGACACCGGAAGCCGATTCTTCGACCTGTCCGGCGACGGCTCGGACACCATCGGCGACTTCGACCTCACCGGCATCGCCGGCCGATTCCTCCGCGTCCCCGTCCAGCTCCTCCCAAGCGCCCCCACCGGCACGGCGTGCTTCATCGACCCCGAAGCGGTAACGGTCTGGGAAAGCGGCGGACCGACGCAGCTCAGCGACGGCGACCCCACCAAGCTCACCGAAAATTACAGCGTCTACGGCTACCTGGCCGTCGCCGCCACGCAGCCGTTGGGCCTTATCCCCGTCAAGTTCCCAAAAGCGTGACGCCCGTCTCGCTCGTCGCCACGCCGGCAAGCTTGATCGTTACCACGGGCGAAACCGCCAGAATCAAAGCCACAATCACGCCAGACACGGCATCACAGACAGTAACCGCCACCACTGCCGGCACCGACCTTATCGACATCGAGGTGAGCCAATGACCACCATCAGCATCACCGGGAAACAACCGGGGAAAACCGCCGTGACGATATCCAGCACCGTCAACCCAGCGGTAAAAACCGTCGTGCCGGTCACGGTGCTCTCACGTAACCTGCTCTCCTACGGTCCAGCGTCGGGCGACGGGCTGACCGCCACCATCAACGGCGACGGCTCGCTGCACATCAAGGGCACGCCGACAAGACAGTGGACTGGCCTGTCGTGGAAGTTCCCATGCCCAGTGCATGGCATCGTGACATTCGGCGGCACCACCATCAGTGGTTTGGGCGGCGTCATCAAATGCCTCGACGGTGACGGACGGCAGCTGGGCAGCCAGATCACCGTGGGCAGCAATGGCGTCGCAATCCCCGATGGCACCGTCAGCCTGCAACTCAACATCCTGGCCACCGAGACCACGCCCACCATGAAGGACGGCGACATCCGAATCCAACTCGAATCCGGGGACACCGTGCACGAGTGGATGAAACCGGACGACACAAGCCTTGAGGGGGGGGGCTATGAGCTAGCGAACCTTGTGCCCTCGTTCACCTCCATATTGCCCAAGACCGTGGAGGGCGTCACGTTCACCAGCACGGACGGGCACACCATCCACGCGAAGGGCACGGCGACCGCGTGGGCGCACGTCGGCGTATCCGTGCGACTGGACGCGGGCACCTACATGCTCACGTGCGACAACAGCAACGGCTGGAATTACGGATGTCAGTTCCTCGGCGGCAATAACAACGCGCAGCTGGGCGGCGCGTCCGTCAAGCTCGAAGCCGACACCTATACGGTCAGCGTGTTCGTCGCCAAAGGGAAGACCGTGGACATCGACCTGACCCCGCGCATCCACCGGCTCGACTGACCCTGACCCCAC